GCACTTGAACCTGTCCACTTTGAAACGTAGTTTGTAGTACCTGAGCCGGAAAGAGGTGTGCTATTTACCCAGGCTGTGCCATTGTAGGCTAGCACCTGGCCGCCCAGTGGTGTCGTAATTGTAACATCAGTTAAGTCGTCTAACGCGATGGATGTGCTGAGTGTTGCATTAACCCAGGTGGTGCCGTTGTAGCGCAATACCTGCCCATTTGAGGGAGCAGAAATGGTTACATCATTAAGGTCGTCAAGAGCAATATTTGTTTCTAATAGGGTGGATAATGCGGATATGGTTGCCTTATAGGAATATCCAGTCGTCGGGTCGCTCACCAGCATTAAATCGCTCAGGCTTGGGGTTCGGACCGAGAGTTCATTTATTTTCTTATTCGCCATTGTCTATAAATAGATTATGATGGAAATGTGTAAGTTGATGGAACCACGCACCGGTTAGAAAGATATGGAAGCTCTAAGGTAATATCGGCACGAACACCAGCCAAGAGGTCTGGAGTGTTTTCTGTAAAGAAATCCAATGTCGTATTCGTTGTAATATCGAACTCCAAATTCGGGTGGGCCAGCTGGGCCACAATATCTTGAGCCACTTCGAGCATATCGCTAAGAACCTCGGTTTCGTTAGTATCCTCCGGCAGCATTCGGTCGAAGAAATACAGGCTGAAATTGAGCGACAAGGTGTTGCCGCTTATGTTGGCACCACTTACATCGTAGTACATAGATGGGTAGATATTATCTGTCCCCCGGCTTAGGAAGTCTGGCAAGTCCCCGAAATAGTTGCTCTTTAGCTGTTTGTGATTGCTGGCTAGGTCCCCGATTATCTTTACCACCTGGTTGAGTGTTGGCATCTAAATAGAGTTTGAGTTTCTTTTGATTTTTGAGCGAATAGGTCTTATTTGCCACAGCATCGATTTAAGTTACCCTGATACTTCTCTTCGAATGTCTTCCCCTTGCAGCAATCATCATCTCCCAGCCATATCGTAGTCGTATAGGCTTCGTTATCGGGAATTATCGTGTCTACCCCATTACCTGGGTTATTATACTGCGGGAACATATTTTGGCCGCTAACCTCGAGCAGGTATTTAACCAGCCGCTGCTTATAGAATTCGGCCCGGCTCTTGTACCTGTCAGCCACATCAATCATCTCCGCTGCACTGGGGTTTTCTTGGCCCTCTCCAGTTTTTCGAATCATACCTTTATTGTAGAACTGGTACGATAGGCCCATTGGCAATTCACTCATCACATAGTAAACCAGAGTCGGGGTAATGTACCGGTCTAAAAGGCTGGTTTCGTTTGCTGTGAGGTTATTGTTTTGAATGCCGTCCTGTAATCGGTCATACAAAGCCGTCCCCAGGGCTGGCAAAATGTACATATCCTGAGAGGTAAGAATTTCAGGATTAACCAGCTTCTCGTCCACATTATTGTGGAGGCCTGTGCGCTCCTTTATTGTATCGACCGATATGAATAGTATGTTTCTGCTCATCTCATTAATTTTTACGAACCACGATTTTGGTCACCCACTCATGCCGGCAAGAAGGCGAATGAACTCCTGGTGCCATAGTCCACCAGCCACCACCTCTATCAAACACCGAAAAGCCTAGCCGCGCACTCATCATCTCAATTTCAGACCTGGTGTATAGCTTATCCATCTCCATTAATTTAGCGCAGAATGGCCGGGATGGGTGCTGTGCAGTATTTCGCTCACCGGTTGGCACAAAGCTCTTCCACTCGTATTTGTACCGAACCAGGAATGTGGTTTTATTTGGCTTATCGATAATCTCTGTTAGAGGTTTTGTTAGTCTTGGGAACCCTGTCTTCTCATCGACTTTTAACACCTCAAGCTCCTTGAGGATATTGATACGTTCCTCTATGACTGCCAAATCCTCGTTCAAGGCCTTAGCGATATCCTCGACACGAACACTCTTATTTTTGGCGATAAGGTCGAGTATTTTTTTATCCATTGCGTTCTCCACCACCTCTGCGAATAGCTGGGATTCAGTCTCTTCAGCTTTATCCGAGCTAAATACCGAACGAGTAGCGAGTACAGAATAATCAGCTGCACTGGTTCCATATTCACTGAAAATTTGTAGTACCGAATCTGCATTCAGTGCCTCACTAAACTCATCCGCGCCCAGCCAGGTATTAACCCCATCTTCGTCAAGTCCGTAACCCTGTTTCAACATTTGTGCAGCCTGCTCCCTGGTGATTTTCCCTTTATTGTATTCACGAATAATGCGCTGGAAATTCTGCCACTCCCTACCCTTCATTCCCTTCAAATGCTCATTAATCATCGCCTGGGTGGGTTCCGGAACTGGCTGACCGGTAGGCTGGGCATTCAATGGCGGCAATCCCATCTTCTCACGAATCTCATCTTGTGTCATATTTGCCGCAATAGTCGCCTCACTAAATTCGTATCCGATTGGCTCGATTGGTACGATTGTGATTTTCCCGGTTGCTCCCCTTAGTGTTGCCAGCTGGTTAAATACAGACTCAATGAATTGCTGTTTGTCGTTCGCATAGGTGTTCTTAAAAATTTCGTAACCATCCCTCATTTCGGTACGGCTGCCCAGCGAGCCAGGGGTTGAGATACCAAAGAGGCTCGGTGTGGTAATTTGGTGGCCTGCGAATATGTTTTGCTGAATCATTTCGTCAACCCGGCCAAAATCCTCTTTCGTTAAATCGCTGGCCCCCAGGTCATCTACGATAGGTTTCTTCGCAGCATCTTGGGCAAACGAGAGGATGAATTTCTTGCCATCACTACCACTGAAACGCTCGGTGAACCGACGTTCGATATTTCGTTTCTCGTCCGGGCTGGGTTCGCCATTGGGTAGAGTGATAAGTTTACTAGCAGAAAACCCGGTTTGAGCATTACCGAGGACGTGTTTGCTAACCTCGATATCGCTCTCGATGTAATTCAGCGCACCCATATAGCCAGGAAGAGCATAGGTGTCCAAGCCTGGCCGATATTCTTTAACGTAGAGTATTTGTTTGCCAGTTCGATGCTGGGTATTAAAGGCCGGCAAAATCGTAGGCTCTTCCTTCCGGTCGTTCCAGTCCTTCTTATACCAGAACTGAGTATTCTCTTTATTCGAGCGAATTTTAGTATAATCGATATGGCAAACCTCGGCCAATACTCCACCCACCTTAGACCAAATCAATTCCAAATATGCCCCACCAAACACCTCGATATCGATACTTAGCTTACGAGTAATATCGGCTAGAGATTCATATGGGTTTGGACTTTTGATAAATAAATCAGCCTGAGCATCTCCATCCTCAGCCTGCCAACCATTACCACTGATGTAGTTAACCTTTCCACGCACGATGGCATTATGCTTCGCGCTCTTGTTGTACAGGCCCAGGAGGTAATTAGGGTAATCATTCTTATCTCCAAATTCGATATACCCCTGTCCCTTTTTCTCCCTGTATTCGGGCTGCTTCGCCTCGGCGAAACTAAGAATCACAATATTATCCATCATCTTGTTATGAATGTGTTACTGGTGTTGTATTTGTCGTATGCAAATGTCGTGGATTTATTTAAGTCCATAATGCCACTCTCGAGCAGCCCCTGGGTGCTGGCCGGGTTTGTATTTGTGGTACTGGTTTGCTGGTATATAAAATACTCCCATTCCCCTGGTGTCGAATTTGCGAAATGCGTATTAATGGTCAGCTGGAACTGGTCGTACCGGTCTTTATGTGGCGAAATGTTTAGGGCATAAAGACGCACAAAGGCCACAACCTCATTCGTAGTCCTGTGCTTAAAATAGAACAGGTAATTGGGAGCTGCCAGCGTTTGCTTCTCGGTTAGCGTTAAATAAACGTCCGCGATGGTTGTCTTCGTGAAATGTAACATTACCTCTAAATAGAAAAACCTTAGATTTTTACCCAAAAAGAAAGCCGTCCCCTTTCGAGAACGGCCTCTACCTACCTATACTGAGCCACGAAAGCCTCTTAAGAAGTCAACCCGGCGATGATGCCACTATTAACCTCTGGAGCGAGTTCTTTCTCGCCGCCAGTGAATGTCAATGTGTAACCATTTCGGTCGCCCTGGGCTGTACCGGTTGCAGCTGTACCACCAGTTACATCCAGCCCCATCGTACGGCCGAGGAGCCAGTATTTGTCGTTCGCATCCTGAACCACTGCAACCAGTGTATTCTTGGCGAGCAACATTATCTCGTTACGAGTGTTCGCTTGGAGCTTATTGAGAACAATACTAAGTTCTTGAGCATAAAAGACAGTACCATTCTCCACAGAGCTGGTAATTGTCTCAGTCAAAGAACCTGTTTGCTTCACCAGCTCATATTTGTAGAATACCTTACCGGCTGATTTTGTAATCGCGGAAACGATACCAGAGGCTTCGGTGATTGCACTGACGTTACTGGCAGCAATCAACCAGACAGCCTTAATCCCGCCGAGCGATTCTTTGCAGTCCAATGTGTATCCTTGAGTGAGTGCGCAAGGCATATGATAATGATTTTGGAGTTAAAAATGGGGGAGAGTTACCTCCCCCTTATTATTAGATGATGAAAGATGCAATCTCGTCCAGGAAGGCGACGTTAACGCCCATCTTGAACTCAGATACGAAACGAACCTCGTCAGCCTCTTTGGCATAGAACAGCTCGAAACGCTCTTCTTCATTCAGCAAATCGGTTCCGAGGAACAGGTTGCTGAGGCGCATTGCATACAGCTTATTAACTCCGTTCAAACCAGGTGTAGCGACAACCTTCACAGGTGTGCCTGGAATGAAGAATTCGCTGTCGGCTTTGCCGTCGAATGTGTAATTGAACATATTCGCATTCTTCAACGCGATGGTGTAGGTGCGGAATACGTCCTGTCCAACGAAGATGGTTACATCGTCGGCAGCTACGACAGTCGCAGGGATAGCCTTATAAAGGGCATCAACCACAGCGATTACGTTTGCAGAAGTGATGGAGGTTGCAGGGGTTCCGAAATATGTGGTGTTATTTGCCTCAACAGCAGAAGTTCCTACCAATTTTACCAGTCCATCGAACTTATTCAAGTTCACGTTAACGCTGGCAGTATCACCTTGCCACAAAGCAGTCTCGAGCTGGGCAGCAATGCGCGCAGCCTTCTTATCGGTGTACTCAGCAGCGAATGCGATGCTGTCGTACCGGCTTCCTTCTGGGAGAGCCTTCTGCAGGTATTTAGCCTCCAGTGATTTGGGGCAAAGGGATTCATTCACCTTTACTTTACCAATCGTCACAGTCCGCTGGGTGAAGGTAGTGGTGCCCGATGCAGTGAATCCGCAGCTACCACCAGCCTGGAAAATAGCGTCAGTGTCCATGATGTTGATTTTCTCGGATGATTTAACACCCACCATCACGTTCCCTTGACCTTTAATGAGAGAAGCTGTTTTCGCTCCCAGTACAGAACTGGTTACCAAGAGTGCCTCATTCTCTTTGGTGTAATTTGCGAGCGCAGAAACGTCAAAAGCCATTGTTATTGATTTTTAGATTTTAAGATTTAATTGCGAGCGTATTTACTCAAGAAAGAATCGATACGAGCATCGCGGCTCGGTACGACTTTGTTGAAAGATTGCTTAGGTTTTTCAGTAGCCTCGGCAGATGGTGTATTGATAAGACCGATAACTACATCAGACAAGTCGCGAAGAGCCTGGGAAAATTTGCTTTCCATTTGTGCCATCTTCTCTTCTTGCTTCTTGGTGTAGCCACCCATCTTCTCAATCTCAGCCTTCATCTCTTCGATTTTCTTCATCAATGCCTCCGCAGGTGCAGGGGCTTCAACTGGTGCCTCGACTGGTGCCTGGGGTTCTTTGATTTCGATAATTGTAGCCGCTTCGTCCAGGACGACAACCATACCATCGGCCAGTTCGTGTTCGCCGGCAGGTGCAGGAGCTTCGTTGCCTGCATCATCCACCAGCATAACCTTACCACCGACCTCAAGTTTGTCAATCTTGACCTTCGCGCCACTCTTCAAGACATACTCCTTATACTCAGGAGCCGCAGGTTCGATAGTTACCTCAACCTCGGGCATCTCTTGCCCAGCCTGTGGCATCTCAGCGAATAGCTGCTTGATTTGCAGTAGTGCTTCTAATGGGGTCATAAAATAATTTAATCATAAATAGGTGGCCAACAGCATAGTGACCACATAGAAAAGGGGAGTGGTAGAAACCACCCCCCGTATTAACCAAAAAACTAACACTATGAGACTACGAAGATAGCTGGTTAAGGATAGCAATAATATTATCCATCATTTTTTGTGGATTACTTATGCCGCTGGATTTGTAGTTAAAAACCCCCTCGACCGAAAACCCCCGGACTTTGCCTGCCTTTACTAGCTCCCAAACTCCATCATTCTCGACCTTAAAAGACCCGAACCAGCTGCCATCCTTGACATCCTCGTAACCAGCCATCGGGCGAATACCACGTTTCTCGTCCACAATCCAACTCTCGAACATAGTTACACCATCAACCACCTGGCCATTATCGTGCATCAAATTCACGTTAGATTGGTAACCCTTCTTGAAATATTTTTGGGCAATTTTCTTGATGGTATCTTTTGTGAATACCACATAATATTCGCCGTTAGAATCGTACCGGTAAATCGGAGTATCGGCTAGCATAAGAGGGCCGCTTATGATGCGCTCTTCTTCGTCCTGTATCGCAAAGCTCATTCGTTCTATCTGGTTCAGCTTACTTTCGGCCCACCTCAATGCAGCCTTACCACCCCAGGCATCATACATCAGCTGGCCACAGCCATCGCCGTACCCTTTCGACTTATCGGCAGCCTC